TAAAGAAATTTGGTTATGGAGACTTTATAGAAAGGATAATTAAACCTAACTTAAAGTCTTTAGAGGAAAGGACAGGAGTTATGATTGAATTAGCTGAAATAACACAACCACAACAACAAGTTCAAGGTGAGGTTTCCATAGCTATATCAAATAGAGAAATATACATACCAAAAATGCTTGCAGAAGAGATTGGTTATGATCTTCTTGAGAAGATTAATAATCGTGGTAAGAAGCAAACAGAAAAAAAATTAGCAGAAAGAAAAGAAGAACAACCAGAGGCTAGTCCACAACAGCAAATGCAAGCTGCTGTTGGTAAGCGTATTCAGGCAGATAAAAGCGGTGGATTTAGTTTTAGCCGATTATTAAACGCTATAAAAAGAGTAGAAACAGGTCCAAATACATCTGAAGATAAAAGATACATACATTCTAGATCAAAAAAATCTGGAGCATTTGGACCTCATCAAATTACTGGTACGTTAATTAAAGAGATAAAAAGAAAATATGAAAAAGAATTTGATCCAGAGTTTAAAAAATACGTTGATGATTTTAAACAACAAAATGATGATAATATAAATATAAAAAGATACGGTAAAATATATAGGAATAAAAAATATAATCCAGACCTTACTAAAAAACTAGGGCCTTTAGTAAAAAAAGGTGGTTCTGGATATATCTCTATAGATAGGCATAAACAATTTTATCCTAAATTGTTAGATTATGGCCTTGCTGTTGCAACTAAAGAAGGTAAGATAACAGACCCAGTTGTTATATCTAAAAGGTGGTATGGGTCTTCTAATAAAGAAGAAGTAGATACCTATATTAAAAAAGTAAAAAAAGAGTTAAATAAAATTCCTGCCCCCATAGAAATTCCCTATGATAGTAGTGAAGAAGATATTAAGGGTGCTATAGAAAGCATTCCTTTTCCTTATTCTGGAAAAGCTACAGGAGCTTCAAAATTTGAAGATTAAATTAAATTTAATTAGCTTTCCAAATACGCAGCTACCTGTTTTTACAGCCCTGCGTTAGATACTACCAAACAAGCAGCTACCCTGTCTAGGCCCTGCAAGGAGGAAAAATGGTAGAACAAGTACAAGAAGTAGAACAAGAAAATCTAGGCCCTTACAAAGGAGCTTACAGAGCAGATGTTTATAAAGAAGATGTTCAAGAAGTTCAAGAGGAAGCTACCCTAGAGGAAGACCAAACGTTTATGCAAGATGAAACTATTTCTGTGGAGACTGAAGAACAAAAGACTGAAGTTAAAACAGAAGAACATGATTACAAAAAACGTTATGATGATTTAAAAAAACACTATGACTCTAAGTTGCATGAGTGGAAAGAAGAAAAGGACGCTTTAATTTCTAAAACTTCGCAACCTACAATTAGTGAAGATGATATAGAATCATTTAAAGAAAGTTATCCTGACGTTTATAATGTAGTTGAAGCTCTTAGTACTCGTAGTGCTACAAAAGAGATTGAAGAACTTCGTTCAGAAGTAAGTCGTCTTAATAAGCAAGAAGAGAAGCTAAAAGCTAAAAGTGCTTATCAAGAATTACTAGCTCTGCATGATGACTTTCCTAAAATAAAACAGTCAGATGAATTTAAGGAATGGGTCAAAGCGCAGCCACCTAGTATAGCAGATGGCATTTTAAAAAATAGCACAGACGTTAAATGGGCTTCACGAGTCCTAGACTTGTATAAAGCCGACATTGGCAAAAAAACAAAACGTGGTCGTCCACGTAAGCAAGGAAACGCTGCAGCAGCAGAGGCAGTTACACGTACTGCTCCTATTAATGTTGCAACAAATTCTACAGCTAATAAAAAAACATGGACGGCATCAGAGATACGTAGGTTAAAACCACACGAGTTTGAGAAATATGAAAAGGAAATTGATCAAGCTCGTATAGAAGGTCGTATCGTTAATAATTAATGGAGCTTGAAAAATGGCAGTAGGAACTGCAGCCGGATACGGTAGTTTACCTTCGGGTAATTTTCAGGCCGAAATCTATAGCCAAAAGGTTCTTAAATTTTTTCGTAGAGCATCAGTAGTTGAAGATATTACAAATACTGACTATGCAGGAGAAATTGAGAACTTTGGTGACACGGTTCGTATTATTAAAGAACCAACAGTCACCATTTCATCTTACACTCGTGGTTCTGTGGTCACTCCGCAAGACCTCGCAGATGATGAAATTCAATTGACCGTAGATCAGGCCAATGCGTTTGCTTTTAAAGTGGACGACATAGAAGAGAGACAGTCTCATGTAAACTTTGAGGCTCTGTCAACCTCTTCTGGTGCTTTTTCACTAAAGCGTAATTTTGACAAAAACATCCTTCAAAACATGATTGATAATGCAGGTATCAAAGGTGCTTCTGGCACAGTTGAAACTGACTCCAATCTTGGTACTGGGGGTACTCCTGTAACAGTAACAGGATCAGATGCAGGTGATGATGTTGTAAACCTCATGGCACTTATGGCACGTAAGCTCGATGAGCAAGACGTACCAGAAGAAGGTCGTTGGTTTGTAGCCCCTCCTCGTGTCTATGAGAACCTTTACAAAGCAGGTGCTAAAATCGTTGAAGTTCAAGTAACTGGCGACCAAGTATCACCTCTTCGTAATGGTCTTGTAACCAATCAAAAAATCATGGGCTTCACTCTGTATAAGTCTAACGCACTGCGACAATCTGCAGATGCTACGACAACTACAGATATGGTGTCTGTGAGTGGTGTCGCAACAGGAGAGAACGTAGTTCTCGCAGGTCATATTTCTTCTACAGCAACTGCTTCTCAGATTGCTAAAACAGAGGCCATCCGTGATCCTGATTCCTTTGCTGACGTTGTACGTGGTCTTCATGTCTTTGGTCGCAAGGTACTTCGTCCTGAAGCCCTTGTCCTTGGCATAGTTGATTACAGCTAATAGGAGGGCATAGATTATGGCTACTATTGATCGTACTATTTCAGGTGGAGGAACCGTAGGTCATCCATCTCGTATGCCTACTCCGTATGTAATTACCTCTCAGGTCCATGACACTGCAGATGGTGGCACAGGTGGTGACGTTATTCAATTGATTGATGTCCCTGCTGATAGCATGATTATTGCAGGTGCTTTAGAAGTTCTTGAAGCACGAGGCAATGGTCAAATTACTTTGGATGTTGGAATAACTGGTGGTGATGTAGACTGTTTTGTTGACGGTTCTGCACTTGCCGCAGGGTTCACACCCTTTCTTGAAGCAGCAGTCGGTGCTTCAGGTTCTAACGCACGTATTCTTACAAGTGCTGACACTATTGATGCTCTTATCCTTGATGGTGGATCGACTGGTGAAAGTGCTGCACGTTTCCGTATTCATGTTTGTTTGGTTGACATTTCACGCAACCCACTAACTGAAGCGGCAACTGTTTCTTCGGGTACGTAATGCACTAAAGGTTTTGTGGGGTTCCTTTTAAAAACCTCACACTCTTTGTTGTGATTTGTTTTGAAGGAGTAAAATATGTTTTTTAAATTACTAAATGATGAAGATGTAAAGTTCTGTTTAGATCATCTTCCAAAAGATAAAACTTATGAAGATGGAAAAAATACAGGTGTTAATAAACAAAACACAGAATCTAATTCAGTGCCAGATGAAGTTAAAAAGTTAATATCAAGTAGATTTTATGATAGCTTTTATATTGATAGTGTTTACTGCCCTAACAGAGTATCAATAAATTTTTATAATAAATATAAATCAGGTGACTATTACGATTTACATATAGATTCTTTTAGAGCTTCGCCTAAATCAAACAATGTGTACTTTGATTATGGATGGAGCATATGTTTACAAGACGAGTATGAGGGTGGAGAGTTTATAGTAGAAACTCCTATAGGACAAGTAGGAAAAAAATTAGCAGCAGGTGAAGCAATAATATTTCCTATAATATATCCTCACGGTGTTAAAGAAGTAACAAAAGGTGTTAGACATAATATTGTAGGTTGGATGTCTTCTTGTGCTTCTTACGAAAGTTCTTTTATATTAAAAAATATAGTTGAAGTGGGGGACTTTCTTGAAAAACTTAATTCTGAACAGGCTAAAATGATTAAAGTAAAAATAGAACTTATAAGAAATTATCTGCATAAAGAGTGGGGGCAAAGAAAATGAATTATGCTGAACTAATAAATGCAGTGCTTTTAGACTTAAATGAAACTACAATTGCAGCTTCTGCTGTAGGTTTATCAGGAACTCGTGGTATTCAAAAGACTGTTAAAGAAGATGTCAACAGGGCTATTCGTGATATTAACAATGAGCATAATCAATGGCCATACAATTATGAGTTAGTAAACTATACTTTGTTTGGTGGAAGAAGAGAATACAAGTTTCCTACTAAAATAAAAATATCTTCTGTATCAGGTGCATTTACTATGAATGAGAGAGTTACAGGAGGAACTAGCAGTGCTATAGGAATAGTAAGAAAGATTAGTCCTTCTTTTCTTATACTTGAAGTAGAGGATGGTATATTTCAAAGTTCTGAAACTTTAACAGGTGCATCTTCTAGTGCTACAGCTACAAGCGGTAACATTCTTGACTGCACAGATATTGATTTTGATACTGCTTTTATAATAGGTCGTAACTTAATTACAAATGGTAGTTTTGATAAAGCATTTACTCTATCAGACTATTGGAGTTCAAGATCAACCAACCCTGCAGGAACAAGCACCTCTGGCACTCCTGCATTATCAAATGCATCTAGTGGTAACTTAGCTTATGCTGCAGGTGTTCTTAGACTAAATGATGGAACAGTAGATCAGGCTATACCCACTGTAGTAAATGATACTTACAGAATAACAGTGCGTTTTTCTTCAGGAACAAGTAGCGCAACTGCAGTAACTTTAAAAGTATTTGCAGGTTCTTCCTCTGACAAAGACTCTGACCTATCGGAGTCTTTTTCTATATCTAACGTAGGTGGAGGTAGAATACAAACCACTAGCTTTACTGCTTCTACTCAGCAAACTTTTATTACTCTTAGTAATGAAGACTCTGCAAACGTAGACATAGATTTTATTGAAGTATTTCCAAATGATGTGTCAGGTGAGTACCTGTATTTCTTAGACAAAGATGAATACTACAGAGGTAGTCGTAACTACACATCAAAAAGAGAAAAAGCCTATCGTGCTTTATCTGCACCTGATAGTGGGTTTGGTAAACCAGAAGAAATATCTACAACTAATTTTGATGCTTTTGTTTTATGTCCCTCTCCTGATAATGACTTTTACGCAGTTGAGCTTGGTGTATTCTTTGAACCAGAGCCTCTTTCAGCATTTAGTGATATTCCTGTAATACCAAAAAGATTTCACGATGTAATTGTAGCAAGAGCAAAATACTTTGCTCATCAATTACGTGGTAATGATAACGCTGCACAGTTTTCTTTTAGAGATTATGAGCTAGGAGTAAAACGTATGCGTTCTGAGTTAGTACAACAAAAAAATTATATGAGAGCCGTTTAATGCCAATTGAAGCTTACAATGTAAATTGTGAAGGTGGTTTAGTTTTAGACCAAAGTATTTTTGTTATGAAGCCGGGAGAGGCTACTACTTTGCAAAATTTTGAGCCAGATGTGCAAGGTGGATATGCAAAGATATTAGGGTTTGAAAAGTTTGATACTAATGCTCTTTCAGGCAGTGGTATTGTTTTAGGCATATCAACTTACAAAAATCAATTTGTAGTTGCAGCAAGAGGAGCAAATGTGCAGTTTTCTAGTGGGTCTGGTTGGACTAATATTGCAACCAATAGAACTAGTGCAGGTAGATACTCTTTTGTAACATACGATTTTGATGGTACAGAAAACTTGGCTATGGCAGATGGGGTTAATGATGCCGCTATTTGGGATGGCTCTAGCTATGTAACAATAACAGCTTCAGCAGGTGGAACCAAGCCTACTGCTCCTGATATTGTACAAGAGTTTAAAGGACATTTGTTTTTTGGAGGGATGTCTAACTCACCTCACACTGTAAAGTTTAGCGCACCGTTTAATGAAAATGATTTTAGTGCAGCATCTGGTGCAGGAGAAATAGCTTTTGGTAGTGATGTGGTTAGCCTTAAACCATTTAGAGAAGCTTTAATTATATTTTGTAAAAATGAAATATATAAACTTATTGGCTCTAGTTCAGCAGACTTTCAAATTCAACCTATAACCAGAAACATAGGTTGTTTATCTCACTTTACTATTCAAGAAATAGGTGGTGATCTTATATTTCTTGCTCCTGATGGACTAAGAACAGTAGCAGGAACTGAGCGTATTGATGACATTGAATTAGGCACGATTTCAAAACAAGTTCAACCTAGATTAAATGCTTTATCTTCAAATCAAATATCAAATTTATCATCTCATACTATAAAAAGTAAAAGCCAATACCGTATGTACTTTCCTACTACTTCAGGCACTGAGGCTGATATGACAGGTTTGATTGGAGTGTTAAAAAGAAATGCACAATCAGGGCAGATAGGATGGGAGTATTCAGATATTAAAGGTATTAAGCCAAGCATAGCAGCTTCAGGGTTTATTTCTAATGTAGAAACAATATTGCATGGTGATTATGATGATGGGTTTGTTTACAAACAAGAGAGTGGTAGAGACTTTGATGGGACTGCTATATCCGCTACATACAGAACTGTAGACTATACTATGGGTGATGTAGGTAGAAGAAAAAATATGCAGAGAGTTATTATAAACTATTTAGGCACAGGCACTGTGAAAGATG